AAGCGCATGCGCCAAGCCCACGAACGCGGCTGTCATGTGGAGGCGTACCACTGCCACCACTGCCGCGCGTATCACGTTGGAGAGGCCCGCGAGTATGGTGCGCGGCGGGCGAGAAAGGACATGGAGCGATGACACCGAAGCAGGCGGCATTCGTCAGGGAATACCTGATCGACCTGAACGCGACGGCTGCAGCGAAGCGGGCGGGGTACAGCGCACGAACGGCGGAATGGATCGGCCCGCGACTCGTCACGCAAAGTCACGTCGCCGCCGAAATTGCCGCAGCGCAGCATGCTCGGGCTGAGCGCACAGAAGTAACGGCTGATCGCGTGCTGAAGGAACTTGCCCGCATCGCGTTTTTCGACATTCGCAAGCTCTACAGCGATGATGGGACGCTGAAGAATCCAAAAGACCTAGACGACGACACCGCGGCCGCGCTGACCGGCATTGACATTCAGGAGACCGTCGTCCCCGGCGGTGAAGGCGCACCAACCATCACGACGCGAAAGGCCAAGGTGATCGACCGAACTGGCGCGCTGACGCTGGCAATGAGGCACCTGGGCATGCTGAAGGACCGTATCGAAATCGAAGACGTGACCGACCGCGCCGAGCAGATGCGCAAGCGACGGGAGCGGCGCCTTGGCAAAGCCTGATCCGCTGGCCGACGAGCTGGAGCAGTACGCATGCGACCCGCTCGGGTTCGTGCACGACGCCTACGCATGGGGTGAGGGTGCGCTGAGCGACCACGAAGGCCCCCGCGAGTGGCAGCGCGACATCTTGGCGCACATCGGCCGGCAGCTGCAGGACGAGGCGACGAGATGCCAGCCGATCCGCATCGCAGTTTCGTCCGGCCACGGCATCGGCAAGTCGGCGCTGATAGCGATGGTGGTCGATTGGGCGATGTCCACCTGCGCGGAAACCCGCTGCGTCGTGACCGCCAACACCGAGAACCAGCTCCGCACGAAGACCTGGCCCGAGGTCGGCAAGTGGGCGCGCATGGCATCCAACTCCGATTGGTGGTCCATCCCCGCCATGTCGATGTACGAGCGCAACCGGGAGAAGTCGTGGCGCGCTGACGCAATCCCGTGGAGCGAGAACAACACCGAGGCTTTCGCCGGCCTGCACAACAAGGGCAAGCGCATCGTGCTGATCTTCGACGAGGCGGCGGCCATAGCCGACAAGGTGTGGGAGGTCGCAGAAGGTGCGCTGACCGACGAGGACACTGAGATCCTGTGGCTGGTGTTCGGCAACCCGACGCGCAACACCGGCCGGTTCCGCGAGTGCTTCAGGCGGTTCCGCAGCCTGTGGACGACGCGCATGATCGACAGCCGCACCGTCGAGGGCACGAACAAGGAATACCTCTCCGAGCTGGTGGCTACGCACGGCGAAGACAGCGACATGGTGAAGGTGCGGGTTCGCGGGCAGTTCCCGGCGCAGTCGCTGCGGCAGTTCATCAGCGAAGCGGATGTTGACGCCGGCAAGGCGCGCAAGCTCAAGCCCGAGCAATACGACTTCGCGCCCAAGATCCTCACGCTCGACCCTGCATGGGAGGGCGACGACGAGATTGTGTTCGGGCTGCGCCAGGGCCTGCACTTCCGCGTGCTGGGGACGCTGGCCAAGAACGACAACGACATCCTGATCGCCAACAAGCTGGCCGACTTCGAGGACGAGCACAACGCCGCGGCGGTGTTTGTGGACGCCGGCTACGGGACCGGCATCGTGTCGGCCGGCAAGACGATGGGGCGGAACTGGCGCCTGGTGTGGTTCGCCGGTGAAGCCTCCGACAAGGGGTGCCTGAACAAGCGTGCCGAGATGTGGAAGCTCACGCGCGACTGGCTCAAGGCTGGCGGGGCGCTGCCGGATGACCAGATCCTGTGCGATGACCTGATCGGACCCGAGACTGTGGCGCGCATGGACGGGAAGATCCAGATCGAGAGCAAGAAGGACATGAAGGCGCGCGGAGTGCCCAGCCCGAACCGGGCCGACGCGCTGGCGCTGTCGTTCGCGTTCCCGGTGGTGAACAACCGGAAGCCGCCAGTCGTCCCTATTCCGATGGCCAGCCACTTCGCGCGCCGATGAAACGCCGCCATACTGGAATTTTGGGAGAGAAGACCATGAAGATTGCCGCATTCCTTGCCGCGCTGCTGTTGGCCGCGCCCGCCTTCGCCGGCCTGGCTGTATTCACGGGACGCCAGGAGATGGTGCAGACCGTCACCTACAAGATGGTGTGGCGCTGCTGGTACAACCACAACGGGACTGTCTTTTCGCAGCTTTTCGAGCATGGATGCCCGTCGAGCGTGAACGTCCAGTAAGCCCTCGCGCCGACAGCGGCGCCGATAGAATCCGCACCACCCGACCGGCCCGCCCGGTCCGCTGAGCAATCGAGCCGCCAGCAGCTCATCACCCGACAGGGACTGATGACATGGCACGCACGAAAGAAGCCCGGCACGCAGAGATCCATGCGGAAGCGCTGCAGGAGTTCGACGACATCCAGAAGGCGCAGGGACCGGAGCGTTTCCAGTGCCTTGAGGATCGCCGGTTCTACTCGATCAGCGGCGCGCAGTGGGATGGCGCGCTCGGCGACCAGTTCGAGAACAAGCCGCGATTCGAGTTCAACACGGTGCACCTGGCCGTGATCCGGATCATCAACGAATACCGGAACAACCGCATTACCGTCGACTTCCAGACGCCGGACGGCGAGCCCGACGAGATGGCCGATACCTGCGATGGCCTGTACCGCGCCGACGAGAAGCGCAGCACCGCCAACGAGGCCTACGACAACGCTTTCGAGGAAGCGGTAGGCGGCGGCTTCGGGGCCTTCCGCCTGCGGGCCTGCTACGAAGACGAGGACGACGACGAGAACGAGCGCCAGCGGATCGAGATCGAACCGATCTTCGACGCCGACTCCTGCGTGTTCTTCGACCTCGGCGCCAAGCGCCAGGACAAGGCCGACGCGAAGCGCTGCTATGTGCTGACGCCCTGGCCCATAGCGGCCTACAAGGAAGAGTTCGGCGACGACCCGAATAGCTGGCCCAAGGACATCGCTCAGACCCGCTACGACTGGTGCACGGCCGAGCTGGTGTGGGTGTGCGAGCTGTACCGCGTCGAAGAGAAGTCCGAGCTGGTGCACTGGTTCAAGGGCATCGACGACACCGAGATGCGCGTTCCGCAGGCCGAGCTGGACGCCGATCCGGAGAAGCTGGCTGAGCTGCAGGCCATCGGGTTCCGCCAGGTGCGCCAGAAGCGGCTGAAGCATCGCAAGGTGCACAAGTACCTGATGAGCGGCGGCGGCATCCTTGAGGACTGCGGCTTCATTGCCGGCCGGTGCATCCCCATCGTGCCCGTGTTCGGCAAGCGCTGGGTTGTCGATGGCGTCGAGCGGTGCATGGGGCACGTGCGGCTGGCCAAGGATGCGCAGCGGCTGTCCAACATGCTCATGAGCTGGCTTGCCGAGATGGCCGCCCGCTTCGACATCGAAAAGCCCATCCTGACGACCGAGCAGATCGCCGGGCATGCGCAGATGTGGGCCGATGACAACGTGAAGAAATTCCCGTATCTGCTCATCAACGCGCTGACCGACGCCAGCGGCAACCCGATGCCGGCCGGGCCGGTGGCCTACACCAAGGCGCCGATGGTGCCGCCTGCGATGGCTGCGCTGACGCAGCTTGCCCAGCAGGCGCTGCAAGACCTTCTCGGCAACCAGCAGGCCGGCGAGCAGATGCAGCCGAACATGAGCGGCAAGGCGGTGGAGCTGATCCAGACCCGGCTGGACATGCAGGTCTTCATTTACATGTCGAACTTCGGCAAGGCCATGAAGCGCAGCGGCGAGGTGTGGCTGTCGATGATGAAGGACATCGCCATTGAGCAGAGTCGGCGCATGAAGACCATTGCCGCTGACGGCGAGACCGGGAGCGTGGTGCTCAACGAGCCGGCCTATGACCCCGACAAGGGCGCCGAGTTCGTGCGCAACAACATCACCGAGGCCATGTTCGAGGTCGATGTCGACGTCGGCCCGAGCAGCAGCAGCCAGCGCAACGCCGTGGTGCGCGCGCTGACCGGCATCGCGACGATCACCGACGACCCGGAGACCAAGCAGGCGCTCACGCTGGCGACGGTGGCGAACCTCGAAGGCGAAGGGCTCAAGGATCTGCGCGATTGGGCGCGGGCGAAGGCGGTGCGCCTGGGCCTCATCAAGCCGACCGACGAAGAGAAGGCTGAGATGCAGGCCGAGCAGCAGAACCAGAAGGCAGACCCGCAGGCGGCGTACCTCGAAGCCGAGGCGAA